GCAACACCAAAAGCGGTAAAGGCCGCGTATGACCTTGCTAACGGGAAATACACTGCACAGGACGCCACCACAGCGCGAAAAGGTCTTGTCCAGCTCAGTAGCGTCACCAACAGCGATTCTGAAACGCTCGCCGCAACACCAAAAGCGGTTAAGGCAGCGTATGATCTTGCTAACGAAAAATATACCGCACAGGACGCCACCACAGCGCGAAAAGGCCTTGTTCAGCTCAGTAGCGCCACCAACAGCGATTCTGAAACGCTGGCGGCAACGCCAAAGGCGGTTAAGACAGCGTATGACCTTGCTAACGGGAAATACACTGCACAGGATGCCACCACGGCGCGGAAAGGTCTTGTTCAGCTTAATAGTGCCATCAACAGCGATTCTGAAACGCTGGCTGCAACACCAAAAGCGGTGAAGTCTGCCTATGACAATGCTGAAAAACGTCTTCAGAAAGATCAGAACGGTGCGGATATTCCGGGAAAGGATACCTTCACGAAAAATATCGGTGCCTGTCGTGCTTATAGCGGTGCTTTGAGCACTGAATCCGGAAACTGGACAACCGCTCAGTTTATTGAATGGCTGGATTCCCGTGGTGCATTTAATCATCCGTACTGGATGTGCAAAGGCTCCTGGTCATATGCAAATAACAAAATCATTACGGATACCGGATGTGGTGATATCCACCTGGCTGGTTGTGTCGTCGAGGTCATGGGAACTAAATCTGCAATCACTATCCGAGTGACCACGCCGACAACATCAAGCGGTGGCGGTACAACCAGCGCGCAATTCACTTACATAAATCATGGGGACGGCTACTCCCCCGGCTGGCGTCGTGACTGGAATCGTCAGGGCGACGCAATGACCGGAACGATTAATCAGGATGGCGGAAGCCAGAATGCCTATATGTCTACGGCCTTATGTTCAGGCACCAGAGGCGGCAAAAAATATCTCAGAAAGTTTCGTGGTGGAGAAGGAGACACTATCTGGCATGAAACAGTACAGGCTGGGGTAATTCGCTGGGCGACAGGTAATACTGATGCTCAGGAAGAATTATCACTCAGCTCCGCTTATGGTCTCCGTTCTAGAGGTGAAATTACATCACTCAGTGCTAATGGTCTGCGCATTGCTTATGGCAATTATGGATTCTTTATCAGGAATGATGGTGGCAGCACATATTTAATGCTGACGACCTCTGGCGATAAATTTGGGACATGGAACGGTTTAAGGCCGCTGACTATCAATAACGCTAATGGCGGAGTGTCAATGGGGCATGGCCTGAGTGTTACTGGTGATATTGTCTCAAGTACCAAAGTACGTGCCGGTAGCGGGAAAAAACTCACGGTCAGCAGCAGTAATACATCCACGAAGGAAGCCGCATTCAATTTGTGGGGAAACTCAAGTCGCCCGGTGGTAGCTGAATTAGGTGATGATGCAGGCTGGCATTTTTACAGCCAAAGAAATACAGATAACAGCATCACTTTTGCTGTTAACGGGCAGGTATCACCATCTAACTATGGCAACTTTGATTCACGTTATGTCCGGGATATTAGACTTGGTGGTGCGTCATCCTATAAACCAGCAAATAACGGGACAACATGGACGCATCAGACTCCATCTGGTTGCGCGTATACCGGGATAATTGTTCAGGATACAGGCTCAAATTCTGCCGATAATATTGGTGGTGTTTATTACAGACCAATTCAAAAAAATATTAATGGCACATGGTATAACGTATCGAGTGTTTGATTATGATGCATTTAAAAAATATAAAACCGGGCAATCCAAAAACCAAAGAACAGTACCTGTTAACTAAAAACTCCAGCGTTGTCTGGTTATTCGATGAAGATGGTAAAAACTGGTATGATGAACAAAAGAACTTTCAACCAGATACTATAAAGATTGCATATGATGAAAATAATGTCATATGCGACGTGCAAATGGATGTAACTGCAATTTGCCCAGAAGGAAAAAGTGTTGTCGAGTTGCCCAATATCACAGCAAACCGACGTGCTGATATTTCAGGTAACTGGATGTTTAAGGATGGCGCAGTCATTAAACGTGTGTATACCGAAGAAGAGCAACGATTGCAGGCTGAAAACCAGAAACAAAGGTTATTACAACAGGCCAGAGAAAAAACGCAGTTCTGGCAAACCCAGCTTACTTTGGGGATTATCACTGATTCAGACAGACAGCAACTGATGAACTGGATGCGATACGTGCAACAGATTGAAGCCACTGATACCTCTGAATTGCCCGTTACATTTCCGGAACAACCAGAATAAACGATAAGACCAGAATACCGGGTCTTATCGTTTCTGTTAAATCAGAACAGCCCTTTAACTGAACTGGCCGCGTTGTTAATGGATGCTGTCACCTTATCTTTGAAGCCGGACAGCATATCGCTGAACGATGAGGATTGCAGGCGCTCCCGCAAATCCTCATCACAGCGTTCAAGGGTCAGTGAAAATTCTATCTTTTTCGCCTTACCGTAGCGATCAAACTCGGAACTGGTCGTATTCGTTCCGGTCAGGACATACATGCCGTAAATCTGCCCGACGCCATCAATAAGAGGCCAGGGGCGTCCTGTATACGCCTGCGTGGTCAGCAGCGACAGCGACACTTCGCCACCTGTAATTTCAGGATAAAGCACACCAGAAAGAACAATACGATCATCGCCTGCCCCGATATACTGCCAGCTTGCTGAACGGTTAACGCGTTCATTTTTCACATGTCGCCAGCTTTTATTTTGCTGTAACTGCTGATGCGGCAATGTGCGCAGCTCAAAAACAAACATGCCGTAGATCATCATCATGGCCATGACTCCTCAATCTTTATCGTAAAAACTGCCACGCCCGGCACGGGCGCGCCGTTCCATTTCTGCCCTGACCATTTCACCGACCAGTTTCGCTAGTTCGCGGGGATTCTGTGTAACAACGTTATGCAGATGAACATGAATTTCACCGCCAAATCCGGAGGCAACAGGTTCCCGGTTACGGGAAGTTGCAGGAACTGATGCCACTGGCGATCGTATGGCCTCCGCCACCGGGCGGGAGCTGGCCGCAACAACAGGGACCAGCGCCGGAGGCAGCGGAGCCGGAACCACGGGTGTGATATTAATTGCGGTGGCAGGCTTACTGACCTGCGCAATCTTCCGCTCCTGCCACTCCCCACGAACAACAAGTGCGCGGGGCAGGTTCTTAAAGACAATATCGCCGGGGCCAATGCGTTTTTTCGTCTCATCAACCAGCTTACCTGTGTTATCAGCAATTTTGCTGAGTCTGCGTAGCGTCCCGGTATTGCTGTCTGTGAGCGGTTTATTGTCTTTGGGTTTATCACCTCCGGTGCCATTGCCATTTTCCACAGGCTTCGGCGGATTGATTTTCGCCAGGTCCCCCTGAAGCAAGGCAACCTTGTCCTGAAGAATGGCCGCACGCTGTGCGTCTTCGATTTTCTTTCTCGCCCTTTCCGCTTCATCCGGAAGAACACCGAGTTTTTCAAGTATCCACGCCAGCGTATCCAGCAACATTTTTGCAGGCGTCAGAACAAGCTGTAACGCGCCACCAAGAACGTTACCGAATATCTCGCCAGCACTGGTACATTTATCCAGCGTTTCCTTGCTGGACTCCATCGGTGACAGCAGCGATTTGAACCAGTTAAACACCTGGCTGATCCCGCTTCCGATTGCGTCAAAAACAGGACCAAACTGTTCAAAGGTTTCGCGCAACGGGATCAGCCTTTCCATAATCCCGCTGAACACCCCGGCAAAAAATGCCCTGATGGGATCCCAGTATTTCGAGATAAGAACGGCAGCTCCGGCAAGCGCAGCCACGATAAGACCAACCGGACTGAATAGCGCCCCGATAGCACCTCCCAGCAAAGAAACGGAACCCGTCACCATTCCCCATAGTGCTGGCAGGACCCTGACAGCATTCATTGATCCGGTCAGGAGAGAAAAACCAAGACGCAGTTTTGCCAGCGGGCCAGCAAGCACACCAATAGCCAGCGACAACGAGCCAACCGTTGCAGTCATTGCCAGCAACGCACCGCCTGCTATCAGTAGCTGGCGCGTCAGTACCGGATGGGCCTGCGCCAGCGCCGTCACCCTTGATACCACCCACGTGAGCCACTGCGTGACAGAACGCAGCGGACCGTCAATCAGATCTGCAATGCGGATGCGCAACCCTTCCCATGCACTGCCGAGTGATTTCAGATCGCCGTCAAGGTTGTTGGCCATAACCTTTGCTGTGCGTTCAGCCTCACCGCGCGCGCCTTCAAGTTCTTTTCTCAGTTTGGGTAAGGAACCGTCACCCGCTGCATCAACGAGCGCCATAAACGATGTGAAAGCCTCTTCTCCGGCAATGTCCTTAAAGAACGATACCCGGTCAACTTCCCCGTATTTGCGGGTGGCTTTATAAAGGTCAGCCAGCACATCCTCCATCGGGCGCATTTTGCCGTTCGCGTCAGAGACTGCCACACCAAGCTCTTTCAGCGCCTCTGCTGCTGCCTTTGGCGGTGATGCCAGACGAGCCAGGCTGGCACGCATTGCCGTCCCGGCATCACTCCCTCTGATACCCATATTCGCCAGCACGCCCGCCATCGCTGCGGCCTGCTCCAGCGATATTCCCAGCTTACCCGCCACCGGACCTGCATATTTCATGGTTTCACCCAGTGCGCGAAGGTCAGTGTTGGTACGGGTAAACGCTGCGGTGAGTGTGTCACCGACCCGGTCCATCTGGTCAGCAGAAAGGCCGAACTGCGTCAGGATATTTGAGCCAATATCTGCCGTCTCGCCGAGATCCATACCGCCAGCCGTTGCCATGCTCAGCACGCTGGGAAGCGCAGCCTGAATGGCCTGCGGAGTGAAGCCAGCCATTGCAAGAAATGCCTGTCCACTGGCGGCATCGCCTGCGGTAAACTGCGTTTCAGAGCCAAGTTTTAACGCCTGCTCACGCAGCGCCTTAAACTGCGGGCTGTTCTGGTCGATTCGCGTCAGTGCCTGAACGCGGGACATCTCTTTGCCGAACCCGATCGCAGGCTGCAAAAAACGCCCCGCAGCATAGCCGCCCGCCGCTGCCGCACCAATTGCCAGCGCACCACCTGTTTTCAGTTTTCCCGCAGTTTCCTGCGCGCGCGAATACCGCTCACGCGCCCGCGTTACACGCGCAAGTGCCTGCCGTTCGCGTTCAAGCTGGTTGTTGTACTGTTCGGTGCGTCTGATGGCCTGCTGGATGGTGTTATCGCTGCCTGTCAGGGAAATGCCGTGGCGTTTCAGCTCTCCGCCAAGCTCCCGCATTTTCTGAATTTCCCGTGTGCGCGATTCATTCAGGCGTTCAAGCCGGGTGCTTAACTGCTGCATCAGCTTTTGTTGCTTTTCGCTGAGCACTGTACCCGTGCGTTGTAACTGATTAAGGGCGTTAAGCTGGCGTCGTGCTTTCACGATACCCGCATCCGCTTTACTGACAGCGTCGCGGGCGCGCTCAAATGAACGCGCCTGACGCTCGAGATTTTTGATCGCCCCCTGCGTTCGCTGGATGGAGTCACCAAACTGCCCCATCAGGCGGCGGGCGTTTTCGGCAGGCCGGGTCAGCCTGTCAACGGCGCTGAAAGCGACCCGGATATCAAGAGTCTTCATTGTCTGCATTCCCGCTGCGAAGTGCCGCCCGCTCACGCCAGCTAACCACTTCGCCGGGCGTCATCATGAAGATTTCGGCGGGCGACCAGTTAAAAATAACGGCAATATCTGCCACAAAGTCTTCTATGTGCTCAAAGCACACAACCGTGATCAGGCTTCCGTCGCCTGTTCGTTCTTCCCGCCAGAGTCCGCACCGCTCAAAAAATTTACGGCAACCACACATAACTGAATAAAGTCACGGGATGCCATTTTTTTGATCGTCACTTCATCCAGTCGCGGTGATGTCACGCGTGACAGCAGCGTAAACATGGATTCCGCTTTCAGATTCAGCACATCAGACAGCGACAAATCTCGCAGAGATCCAGCCTGCTCAATAGCTCCGGTGATCTCCACATACGTGATTTTTTCGCCGCCTCGCTCAATTGGTTGGGTAAGTTTTACGCCACGCTCACTGGTTTCTTTCACAGTGTCAGCAACGACCGTGTTTTCGGTATCGATGTTTTTCGTCTCTTTCATCAGGAAACTCCTTTCAGTCAGAGGCGACGCACTGCGCCGCCTGCATATTACTTATCAGCCAAGCCCGAGCGCAGAACGGATGCGATCGGGCACAATGTCCTTGCCGTCCTTCCGGTAAATGAAGTTCAGCAGGTCAATCTCCCACAACGGGCGATCGTTAACACTCAGCTTGTAGTAGGTGTTTTTAATGGCGTAAGTGTGTGATGTGGCTTCGCCCTGTTTGGCTTCCCCCATATCAATTTCCGTCACACGTCCGCGCATTTCGACTTCATACAGGTCGCTTTCTGCATCGGTGTAATATTCACCCGCAAAACGCAGCAGCGTGCCGTCAATCGTGCCGCCATACTTAAGGAACAGCTCACGAACTGCGCCCCCCATGACAAAGCTCGCATCAAGCGCGGAGTCGTCCAGACCGAGATCAATACTTACCGCACCCATCATGCCACCACCCCGGTAGCTGTCGGTTTTGCGCGTCAGCTTAGGCAGAGTGACGGACGTCACCTTACCCACTTCGTTTTCACCATCCACAAACAGCGTAAAAAAGCGAAGATGTTTTGGCACAGCCATCAGGCACCTCCCAGCACCGCAAATGCGGGTTCAAAGTATTCATCAGTAAACGTCTGGTAAAGCTCCATGTCTTCCAGTGGCGGAACGGGCGTATATTTGTAGCGAATACGCACACGTCCCTGACGTAAATCCGTGGTGCTGTTATCCACCACGTCATACCAGCACTCCGCGCCAATCAGTTTCCCGGCAGTAACCAGTGAATCCAGTTTTGCCCTGATGGCACTGATAACATCCTTCACGTTCGCAGGCGTCAGTGGACTGTCGATGGTTTCAAACTGCGCTTCCGCAATTGAATCAGCCAGCACCTGTGCGGTTCGGGTATACACCTCAAAGATGTAGGCGTTCGTTTCCGGTGTGCGGTTGCCCCAGAAGCGGAACCCGTTGCGACGAATAATGGTCGTGATTTCTTTGTTGTTAAGGCTGTTGGCATCACTGTCTTCGGCCTGCAACGACCAGAAAACATGCCTCGACATCCCCAGCACATTTTTAACCGGAACGTTGGACAGCGATTTGTGCCATCCCTGCTCATGGTCAATGTACGCACGAAGGCCGCACGCATAGGCAGGCGCGGGGAACGTTTCGTTTTTGCCACTTTTCGGGTTGTAGGCGATGAAGTCCGGCCATAAGAGCATCACCTCACGTTCGTTGAATTTCTGGCGGTAGGTAATCGCCGCAGCCATCGTGTTACAGCCGTGACATGAGGCATACACAAACGCGCGCAGTTTACCTGCAATCACGCACAGGGATTTTGTTACAGCCTCCGTGTCCAGCTCCGGCGCGGCCAGAATACGCGGACGGTATCCGATGCTTTCATCCTGCTCTGCAACAAGCAGCGCATACATCCCCGTATAGCTGCCGTCATCCTCAGAACCACCGATAACCAGTTGATCCTGCGTCTTTCCGTCTTCTTCTTTGTGTTCAGCCACGCGAACGACGATCACCTTTGTGCTCACCTGGTCTGCGATGGCCTTAAGCGCACGATAAAGCGTCCCCGTTGTCCCGCATTTTCCCAGCACGTCATTGACGCGGGTCAGCAGTGTGGGCTTGTTCAGCGGGAACAGCTTCGCGTCCGCATCATCCGCCGTTGCCACGATACCGATAACGCTGGAATCAACATCGTTAATCGCTGTTACCAGGTCGGTATTTTCCGTAACACGGGCACCATGAAAACGAGTTTCACTCATAGCTTCAGCCCCTTGTATCCGTTAAATGATTCGGCAACAATCATCACCCACCACGCGCGTAATCTCACCCCTGCGCCGTTCTCCCGCCACGGCGACAACAAAAAGCAGTAACCCCCTACGCACGCACATGCGACCATGCCGCACAGGGAGGGAACAGATGACCGATACCACCATGCAATTGCTCAGTCAGAGCACAGACCCCGTGAAAATGCCGGATTTTGATATTCTCGCGGAGGGGGAAACACTGTCCGGCGTGGCAGAGCGCCTGATGAGCCTGTCACTGACCGACAACCGGGGATTTGAAGCGGACCAGCTCACCATCACGCTGGATGATGCGGATGGTCAGTTGCAGCTACCGCCACGGGGCGTGCGCCTGACGGTTCTCATTGGCTGGAAAGGAGAACCGCTGACAGAAAAAGGCACTTACATTGTTGATGAAATCGCTCACGAAGGACCGCCGGACAGGCTGACGGTTTCAGCCAGAAGCGCAGATTTTCGGGATGAATTTAACGTTAAACGTGAGGTGTCCTGGCATGATGTGACCGTTGAGCGCGTGGTATCCGCCATCGCTCATCGGTATGGTCTGAAACCGCAAATCAGCGAAATGCTGATGGATATAGAAATCGACCACGCCGACCAGACCGAAGAAAGCGACATGTCCTTTCTTACGCGCATGGCGGAAATGCTGGGCGCAATCACCACAGTAAAAAGCGGTAATCTGTTATTCATCATGCCCGGTGGTGGCGTGAACGCACAGGGCCAGCCGTTGCCATCGTTCGCCATCACACGCAGCAGCGGCGATCGCCATCAGTTCCGCATTGCTGACCGCGAGGCGTATACGGGTGTACGCGCCTACTGGCTTGATCTTAATTACGGGAAAAAGAAAAAAGTCAGCGTGAAACGCCGCAAACCGCAAAAACCCAAAAAGGAGAAAAGCAGCAGCCGTGAAGGTGATTATATGGAAGGCGCGGAAGGCAACGTGTTTGTGTTACGCAAGACTTATCAGAACGAGCAGGCAGCAAGACGCGCAGCGGCGGCAAAGTGGCAGCAGCTACAACGCGGAGCCGCAGCGTTCTCCATCACACTGGCACGTGGACGCGCAGAACTCTACCCCGAAATGCATGGCACGGTAACAGGATTTAAAAGCGAAATTGATAATCAGGACTGGATTATTGCAAAAGCCGAGCACACCATTGATAACAGCGGCTTTACCACGCAGCTTGAACTTGAGGCAAAAATCCCGGAATGGATAGCAGAAACAGCTTGATCAGCTAAGATGTATTGCACGCCTACCCCCTTCAGTTTTCTGACTGTCCGCTCTGTGCCAAGAGCGGACATATATAATTTCGTACTGTATCAATCGAAAGGAATCAGCTCCTTCCTATCTCAAATATGAGACACTGCTTATAGCACCACTGGAAATTGGTTAAACATCTCAACTTTGCCAATCATCAGCTATCTGTTGCCAATTAACTTTCCGAGGTTCTTTTGTAGTGCTAGACCACACATCCCAAAAATCAGGATCATCAGATTGCGGTCGTTGTTTTTCAGTAAGCTCTTTCATTCTAACTAAAACAGGAAGTTCTGAAGCCCATCCAAGTAAAATAGCATGCCTAGATGGTAACGATGGCAGCTCTCTCAACAGCCCTCTCATATTATCTGGAACAAGTCTATGTACTTGCTCTTGATCTCTATCATTACTAATCCTGTGCAACAAAAAAGTATTACATTGAGATAAAACCGTCGGAGATAGCTCTGATGGCCTTTGGGAAGAAACAACAAGGCCTAGCCCAAACTTTCTTCCTTCCCGTGCAATCTTTTCAAACACCTTGCAACATATATCAGAGACTGACTGAGTTTCACTATCTTCCTTGTAACGTTTAATAAACGTATGCGCTTCTTCTGCAACTAAAACTGTTGGTAGCGGCCTTCCATTTAATCTTCGATAACGTTGTAGTGCTTCAAAAGCCACCCTAGAAATTACAGCTGTTACCAAATGAATTATTTCATTTGGTACTAGAGATAAATCTATAACAGTTATAGATCCTTGTTCATTTTTACCGAGAAAAGTGTCTAACCAATTAGTTAAACTTATAGGCTTTACAGAATCATTGGTTACTGCACTAATACGAGTGTCACCTAGCATTGTTCGAATACGAGTCAAAAGAAACTCAACGAATTGTTCTGTACCTGTTTCTTGAGCCAGAGCTTCGAGATATGCGACAAAATCATCGCCTTTAAAACGCATAGGCGCATCTTCGCTTTTTGGAAGAAGTTCTTGTTCATCTCCCCCTAGAGCTGTATATGCATCTCTGAATCCATTAATCAACAACTCAATCTCGGAAACAACAGGCTTTGCTGGCCAAGAAGATCCACTTCGTGAAGAAAGATACGTATTTATTGTGTTTATTAGCTTATCGAGCGATTTATCAACAATTCTCTCGTTTAAGATAGAAATACTATCTCTCCAAGAACCCAAAGTTTCAACCAAACCTTTAGCAGATCCACTATTCACATATATCTGACCTTGACTTGCCTGCTGTCTCATAGATACAAGAAGGATACCGCAAAAGCGTTTGGCTTGAATTTTCACATCATCTTCTGATAGAAGATTATTCCTCATTGCCCTCAAAGCACGACGTAGTAAAGGAAGTTGCACCTTTGAACTTGCTTGAGTGAAAGCAGCCCACTCAGAACTATTCCATAACCATGAAGGTACTTTAAGATCCATCTCTCCGACATCGATGTTAGCCTCTACACGTAATAGTTTACCCTTATATCTTGATTCTGGCCCTAAAGCTCTACTATATTCTCCGTTCGGATCAAGTATTATAAATCGAGCATTTGGAGATTTTCCCTGTTGTAAAACAGCATCAAGAGACCATTGAATTAAGCCGGCCACCGAACATGATTTACCACTACCCGTATTACCTAAAACAGCTATATGTCGTCCGAAAAGTCTATCGGGGTCTACTTTTATTTCAGCATTGTTAGCTAGGGGGCTATCCCCTATTTTTACCCTTCTATTATCACCTGATTCAATTATTGATTGTAATTGTCGGTCAGTAGGCAAAAGCACAGAGTCACCAACCGAAGGGAAAGCATCAGTTCCTCTCGTGAACCTGAAACCTTCGTTTTTTCTATCAACTCTCAATGTACCAACTGGATTGATACTAAGCTTTTTAAGTGGGAAAGGAAGGTCTATCAACCCAAAATCTTGTAAGCCTCTTCTTTTGGGATATGGCGAGTTTTCTATTGCAATCCACTCAACTTGCCCAACAAGAAACCCGTCATCACTACGGATTAAAATATAACTATTTATTCTAGGAAAATTACGAGGCGCCCCACCTTGAAGTGATACTGAATCAGGAGAATCAATCTCTAAAGACACCCTAATTTCATTAGGTGATACAAACTCAACAGTTCCAATTCTTAGTTGTTCTATTTTTTCTATTGGTAAATAACTCATTGTCATACCTCAACTTCGGCTGAATTACCTAACTCTTTGAACTGCATAAAGCCTCTTTGTTTGAGCAACTCTGCCATCTTGATTGATGCTTTATCAATAGCTGGTTTAGGTAAATAGTTATCAACTAAAGTTTTGAAGTCTCCTAAATGATCTCCCATCAAAAGGGTAATCTGTGCTTTTCTTCCACTATTACTAATGAAACGCATAATTCTGCCAAGTGGATCGCCAAAGGCTATTATTACTATATGAGTGGAAGGTACCGTAAGCATGTCTTCAATTACTCTATTGATATGCTCATCACCAAAGCTATAACCATAAGTGACTAATGTGCTATTTGGACGGCTAGTTGCTGCTGCCAGATCTCGAAATAGCTCAACATAAGGATACTCGGCTGTTTCTCTGTCTTTTACTGAATTAGGGTAAATCATCAGTTTTTCATAGCCATTGCTTTGATGACCTTCGGCTTCCAAAAACGGCTCAACAGAACGTGCTCCAAAGGGTAAGCCAAAGCGCCTAATCGCATTATTTTGTTCATGCCAATCAAGGGAACCATGAAGTTTAGTAAAACGTGCCACGCCCTCCAAGTATCTTGGTTCACCACGGATTCCAGGAGGATTATAATGATAATCAACTTCTAATCTTGAGGATCGAAATACTGGAGCAATACTTCCTACAAAGCGATCAATAAGTCTTAAACCAGCAAGCTCAGCACCCACTTCAATAATACGGTCATAATTTGTTGTAAAGATATGTAGCCTATCGCGAGTGGCAGTTCTACTTGCAAAGCTCATCAAAAAACTAACTAGATAGTTGAAAGTTTCCTCTTTCCGGGCTGGTTCAGCAGTTTTGATTAAATATTCTCCTTTAATTATAGATTTAGAAAACTCCCCCAAGCATCTAGAAAGCTCGCCTTTGAGCTCGCCCAAGTCTGCTTTTAAGTTTCTATAAGCAGAATAAGGAGGTGGCGGATTTTCTGGTTGAGGAGTATTTAACACCGTTAAAATTTCGAGACCTTTAATAAGTTCATTGATAGTTCTAATTTGATCTTCTATATTTCCTCTATCGCGACCTGCAGCTTTTGCAGCCTGAGTGGAAAATTCATCTATTTCGCTTTTACATACTTTTAAATCATTAATCCACCCCATCCCTACTGGAGATAAACCTGTAGCTGATTTTTGAATAGCCGAGCTTAAGCCTGCACCGATTAATAAATTTAAATGCTCTGATTGGAAGAGAGCTGTTAGCCAGGGCTCAATATTTTGGCGCAATTTCTCAATTGATATTTCTGCCCCCTGTTCTCCCCATACACAGTTCTTCGAGAGGATAAAAGGATGAGAATCAGCATGCTCGCCAGAATTAGATGATAGATCAATAATTTCTGATATACTGCCAACTTTTATATGTTGAATACTCATAAATGCACTTCTTTTATTTGTGTTAAAAAACATACTTTTGTAGAGGCAAACGAGTGCCAAGAGTATGAAACTTAGCGATTAAGTTCGAATCTTACACCTCCCAAAGCCTCTGAGAATTATCAACCTAACCCAAAGGAACTCAATCAGCGTTTTATTTTAGCACGACTAAATAACTAGTAGATAGCGTCAAAGACAAACCGGGGAGATAAAAACTTACAACACTGCCACCAGTAAAATCATCTACATACCAACAAGTTGCCTTCAATCACGTAGAATAATCCTACTAGTGCATAGTCAATCTCGACTACTTACTCAGTGAAAATTCAACTGCAAACTTCTGGTTTTTACTCAAAGCAAGCAGTTAGTTGGAATCAGTATTAGTACAACTTAGAATAATAGAAACACCACGTTAAGGGAGGTCGCTATGTTCCGTTGTCCACTTTGTGGCGCGTCTGCCCGTATCCGCACCAGTCGTCCGGAAAATGACTCAAACACCGTGCGGCAAAAGTATTACCAGTGTAATAACCTGGAATGCGGCGTATGCTTCTCAACACTGGAAGCTTTTCATAAGTTCACATCAAAACACACCTCAGAAGTTCATTCTTCAGAAGACATACCGTGGCAGGCTCTGCCAGCTTCACACAGGGGGAACAATCAGATGAGTTTGCCCTTATCTCAGAATTAACGAGCAGAATTGCCGGAGTAACAAAAAAGCGATAGATTACGCGCGGGTGCCTTTCGGCTTATGGTCGGAGGGAATACCCGAAGGCCAGATGTGGAAAGGCCCCGGAAAACATCTCTGTTTAACCGAGGCCCTAACCGCATTACCTTGACAAGTGAAAGGTTAGCGCCTCTCCTGAAAAGGAGCAAGTGCTATGTCGCAAAAATCGCTTACGGCCATCACGTTCTGCGTGACGGCAATCCTCATCATCTGGATGCTGCACGGTTCGCTGTGCGAAATACGGATGAGCTTCTGGGGAGCGGAGTTTGCGGCGTTCTTACAGTGTAAGCAGTAAGGAAACCGCGACGGGGGAGCAATCCCCCGTCACTCGGTTGCCAGGGTAAGGTCGATAAGGCACCCTATCTCACAGACATGAACAACAAACCCGCAGCGTAAAAACTGCGGGTTTTCTTTTTTGGTATCCTCACCGATTGAAACAGTGATCAGACTATAAGACAAAGCCCACAATGTAGCGGGCTTACTCCCCTCTCCCTCCACTGAATGTGGACACATAGTGGAACAAAGAGAGATAAAACATTATAAATCAATCTGTTATTGAAATAAAAAAGGCCGCAGAGCGGCCTTTTT